GATATGATGGAAGTGCTTGGGGTTCTATAGGTGGTGGTGCATCAGCAGGTGGTGCAATCTACGAGAACAGTAATGCAATATCAGCTAATCATACATTGACTAGCAACACTAACGCAATGAGTGTTAGTCCTCTGACTATAGCAAGTGGTGCTACAGTGACAATTCCAAGTGGTGCAAGATGGGTGGTATTATAATATGGCTACAATATTAAGAGGTGATGATAACTTTGATACTGCAATCGCACAGAAAGCATTAGTCCAAACACACTTAATTACAACATCAAGTCAATCAATAACTGCTAACACTCGTGCTAATATTTCGGGGCTTAATGCAACCATTACCCCATCTACTACTAGTAAGCGAATAAAGGTTACTGTTAGATGGAATGGTGAGTATTCAAGTACTCTTCATCACGACACAATTTTCGGAATAAAAAGAGATGCGATTGATGTAGGTAATCCAACAGCGGACGGTTCAAGAAATGTTGGTATAGCTATTATCGCTATGGGGTATTGGGCGGCTGATGCAGATAGTACAGCTGAGTCTGCAATGTACAGCTATATAGACTCACCTGCTACTACGTCAGAAACCACATATCATGCAACATTTATTCAAAGAACAACTGGAACTCTTTATAACCAGCGCACTGTTGCCGATAGTAATGCTTCTGGCTATGAGCGCTTAACATCAACCATCATACTAGAGGAGGTTGACTAATGGCTACAATAATTGATGCAGATACAAGTGATGGATTAAAGATAACCTCTGATACTACTGGTCAATTGGAACTCCAATCTGGGGGTGTTACACAGGTAACGGTTACTAATACTAAAGTAACGTTTAATAAAACTATAGTTGCCCCAGTTACAACAGTACAAACACACCTAAATACAGCATCAAGCCAGTCAAACAGTGCTAACACTCGCACTAATATCTCAGGGCTTAATGCAACTATTACTCCATCAACCACGAGTAAGCGAATAAAGATTACAATAAGATGGAATGGCGAGCATTCAAATAACGTTAACTACAACCAAGTTTTCGGTATAAAAAGAGATACTACTGATATAGGTAATCCATCAGCAGACGGTTCAAGACCTATTGGTATAGCTATAGTTGCTGTGAATTATTTACAAGATTCAACTAGTACGCCTGATTCTGTAGTGTACAGTTATATAGACTCTCCAGCTACTACGTCAGCAACCACATATCATGCAACATACATAAACAAAAATGCGGGAACTCTTTATAACCAGCGCACTGTTAACAATACTAATAATACTGACGCAGAACTTCTAACATCAAACATCATACTAGAGGAAATTGACTAATGATTGACCAAGCAATTTACAACACGCACCCAAGTGTAGTAAGCATCCTTGAAAGTACAGATGCTTATGATGAACAAGGCGATTCCGTGGTCTTAGACATGGCTCTTGTTAATGCAGAAGTCACAAGACTACAGGCAGCCTATGATGCACAAGCATACTCACGGTTACGAAAGGATGAGTATAACTTACTTAATCAAGATGAAATGCGATATGACGATTTAGTTAATGGCACAACAACTTGGCAAGATGCTATAGCAGCAATTAAATTAGCAAACCCTAAACCTTAAAGGAGCATCTGTGTAATGAGTTCAATAGTCCTTACAGGAGATACAAGCGGAGCTATCACTGTATCAGCACCAGCAGTAGCTGGAACAAATACTATTACTATGCCCGCAAGTTCGGGAACATTAGCTATAGGTGATTCTACTGGTTCAGTTATTGAAGAACTCCACTCACTTTGTAATGGAACAGATTTGCGTGGCAGAGCAACTATAACTAATGTAACTGGTGTACAAAATTTAACAACAACTTATGCAGTTGCTACAGGTTCAGAAGTAACTAACTATACTCCCCCTGTTGGAACAACAATGGTTATATATGAATGGAACTTTTATGTTTCACATGTAGATATAGGTGGAATATCTCATTATAGATTTTATTATAGCACTGATGGTAGCACATATATAGAAGCTGAAAGTTTTAGAAGAACTTATTTCTCTTATTATGCTGGTTCAAATCCAATCTTTCGTGTTCCTATAACACTTGGAGCAAGCACTGGTGTAGTAAATGATGCTATTCTTACTGATGTTAGACCTACACTTTATTTAAAATGGGAAGTAAGAGAATATGGTGCTTCTAATGAACAAAAACTTCATACAACACTCTACTTTGACGGAGTTGCTTCAGAAGTTTTATCAAAACCACAAGTAATGATAAAAGCAATAGTATAAAGGATAACTACTCATGTCTAACATGACAGACTACGAAGCAGGACACTTAGTTGCAGTAGTTACTCAACTGAATGGTGAGATACACGAAATGAACAAGACCTGCTCTATGTTGTCTGACCGTGTCAATGAATTAGAAAAACAAATGGCTAAAGGTAAAGGAATGTTTGCTGGAGCAATAATGATTTCAATGGGGTTAGGTGGTCTTGGTAGCACCTTATTTACCAAGTGGTTTAATTAAGGTACATAGAATATGAGTTACTTAGATATAGTCAATAACATATTAAAGAGATTAAGAGAACGTACTGTAGCAGCAGTCAATGAAACTTCTTACTCTAGTTTGATAGGTGTGCTTGTCAATGATGCAAAAGAAACAGTAGAGAATGCTTGGCAGTGGAGTGCTTTAAGAACCACACTAAGTGCAACTACTTCTAATGGTGTATTTAACTATGAGCTGAATGGCTCAATGAATGCCATTACTATATTAGATGTCATCAACGTAAACGATAACATCTTCTTAAAACCTAAAGGCTCTCACGAGTTTAACAGATTCTTTTTAAGTGACAACGTAGCTACAGGTTCACCTTACTGGTACTCTTACAATGGTATTAGTGCTGATGGTGATACACAGGTAGACCTCTACCCAATACCTGATGGTGCTTACACAATTAGATTTAACTGTGTGCTAAGAACAGCAGACCTAGTAACAGAAGCTGATAAGTTAGTAATACCAAGCAAGCCAGTAGAGCTACTAGCCCATGCACTTGCAGTAGAAGAGCGTGGTGAAGATGGTGGTATGACTTCAGTTAGTGCTTATGCTAGGGCTACTAATGCTTTACAAGATGCAATATCCTTAGATAGCAATAAGCATTCAGAGGAGCTAATCTGGTATGAAAGCTAGAACTATCTTAGTACCTGCTGTAACTACTAGCTCCGCTACTTATTATACAGTACCTAACAACACAAGAGCTAAGCTAGTATTGTTCCATGCAGCTAATACAGCGGCTTCGGGTGCAACAGTAGCTAATGCAAGCATAAGCGTAGGCGGTACAGTGACTCCTATATTCAAACTACTGTCAATAGCTTTCAGTAGTGTATTCAATGTAGGTCTTAGTGATACCTCCTATATAATGCTAGACGCAGGTTCATTGATTGTTGCACACTCAGATAACGTCAGCACTTCGTTAATCTTTACAGTTGAAGAAGTACCATTTATTGTGAGTACAAACTAATATGCCTAAAGAACTCATTACATCATCATTAGTAGCACCTGCTTTCTTAGGCTTAAACACCCAAGAGTCTAGTGTTGCTAATGACCCTAGCTTTGCACTAGAAGCAAACAACTGTGTACTTGACCAGTATGGTAGGTTGGGTGCAAGAGAGGGTTGGTTTTATCGTACATCAGGTAGTGATGGTGTTAACCTATTAGGTATGCACCCCTTCTTGGATGTAGCTGGTGTCAATACTTACATCTCTTGGAACGCTACTGGTTTTAAGAAAGGTTTTAGTACACTCAGTACACTTACTCCAACTACAACAGATACTCTATCAGCAGGTAAATGGCAAGCAGTAACCTTAAACGACAGAGCTTACTTCTTTCAAGGTGGCTACAAGCCTTTGTACTACACTAATGAATCTACTGCTAATGAATTTAAAAGCATAGACCAACACGCTGATTACACAGGTACTGCACCCACTGCTGACATAGTAATGAGTGCTTATGGTAGACTCTGGGCAGCAGGCACTACTTCAAACCAGACTACTGTATACTTCTCAGACCTCCTAGAAGGTACTAAATGGGGCAGTGGGAGTGCAGGTAGTATCAACATAGCGGGTGTGCTTCCAAAAGGCTCAGATGTCGTTACAGGGCTTGGTAGCCACAATGGTTTATTAATTATCTTTTGTAAGAACAACATTATTATATTTAAAGACAACGATAGTTTTCAAGGTAGTTTTGATGTTAACACCCTAACCTTAGTAGAAGTATTAGAAGGTGTAGGTTGTATAGCAAGAGATTCAATACAGAATACAGGCACAGATATATTCTTTTTATCTGCTACTGGTTTAAGAAGTTTGGGCAGAACAGTACAAGAGAAGTCTGCAAAAATGAATGACATCTCTATGAACATCAGAGATAGTTTTGTAAGCACTGTAGGCAGGGAGTCTGACTTTACTTTAATCAAGTCTTGTTACTTTCCAGAGAAAGCATTTTATTTAATATTCTTACCAGAAGCTAAAGAGGTTTATGTATTTGATACTCGTAGACCATTAGAAGATGGTTCACACAGGGTAACAACTTGGAA